CAAGATAAGTTCAACACGAGCTATCTGGATAATTACTACGACACCATGTTTGGCAAACAGGGTACTAATGAAGCAGGTAAGAAGACTGGGCAGCGCTCCTTTAAGTTTGACAAAAACCTTCTACCTACATATAGCGGCACAAATCTTTCAAGTCGTGCACAGGTCACCACTCCTGATTTTCAAGACGCATTTACTGGCACCCCTGGAGAAATTCAAGAACAGCTTCAGAACGTACGCGATACCCGCCAGTATCTGTACAGCGCTGGTTTAACCAATCTCCAAGGAGAGATTGACAAAGAAACCCAGAAGCTTAAGAATGAAGGAGGAAAAGAAATTGCTAAGATTTCTTCCCAAGGTGACCTGTACAAACAACTTGTGGGCGCATTCAGTTTTTAAGGAATGTGCTTGATATAATTATTTTAGTCAACACGTTAAAAACATGACCAGCACTCCTACCGGCCAATCTAGCACTGATGACTATTTTGACATCAATAAATTTGAAGAACTTCTGAATCGTCTAGAAGCCTCTAAAGGGCGTCAACAACGTCAGAAGTCTCTCGAGGGACGTCGTGACATCTTTACTGGCGGCCTTGCCTCAATGATGAGCAACTTCTGATTTTTTCTTGTAGGATTGATACGCCATGACCAGCAGTGTTCCCGCAGGCCAAGTCGACGCTGACGACTGGTTTGATTTAGACAAGTACCGGCAAGCTGCTGGCGTGGCATACGATTTTTCCAAGCAAAAAATGGAGACAGCTGGTGCCCAAGAACGTGAGACCATCGGTAAAGGTGCAGCCGAATCCCGTACTTCCGCTGAACAACAGCAGGAGTTCAAGGAGAAAGACGAGTCTAGAGACTACGGTCAGGCCCAACGAGCTTATCGATATTGAGTTATTTGATGGGTGGGTAGACAACCTTGATGCATCCACCCAAGAATCATTCTGCGCTTTCTGCGGAGATAATTACTCAGTAGTTGAAATTTATCTGTACTCCAGATTCCTTGGTTACAGGGGAAGCATTACTGCGTGTGATCTCTGGGTCAAAGACCATTACAAAAAACCGGATCACCGGAAAAAACTCCTGTACGAAATTGACGAGATGCAGGAGGATATTCGTAAGTTGCGTGAGGACATTGAAAATATGTCCGTTAAACGTGATGCGGGAGTTGCACGCATTGCATCGATGCAAAAAGAATTGCGTGGGACTATTGCCCAGGTAGAGCAGTTTACAGGTAACAAAGATCGCAAAGGTTTATTAATGGCCGGTGCTGACCGTGCCATTCGTGAACTCATGTTTATTTTTAAAGATGATCCTATTGAGAGTCCTTTAGAAGAAGCGGCAATGAGTGTGTGGGCTCGTATGCAACTTGAAGAATAAATACGTTTAGAATAGTTTTAAGCAAAACACTTGTATTCATGGGTGCTCAACAAGGCGGTAGCCTAGATCCTCGCCAACGCCAGTTAGCGCGTGAAGGTGTGGAAATGCGCCGCAATAACTTGCGGGATCAAGCTCCGCAAGCAGGTGGTAGCGCAGAAGAGCAAACCCCTGGTTTTCCTGGCATGGGAATGAGCCCAACTCGTCTGCAGATGCAAGAACGCAGTGCAGCAGGAATGGATCAGATCACACCTTTGGAACGCCAAGCTCCACAGTTTGCACCAGGTATTACATTTGGACCTGGTCGTGCAAATCGTATGCCAGATCAAGGCAGTCCTGAGTATGAACAACTGGCTGCTCGTATGCGTGGCCTTCGTGGACGTGGTAATCGCTAATGGCTAAAGGTAAGATGCCACCTCAGCTTCTCGAGTACCTCAAGAAGAAAGAAGCTAAAAAAGAAGACGGCACTGAGATGTCGGACAAAGAAAAGCGCAAAGCCGCTCTTGATAAAGCACGCAAATACAAAGACCAGAAAAAACAAAAGGAAACTAAATAGGATAGTATTCAGTAGTATCTGAATAACTGTTGTGCCTTCTTACCAGCACCTTGCATACCGTCGTAACGCAAAGGCTGCTGCACGCAACCAACAAATCAGAGTACCAAAAAACTTAGATCTTCTCCAACGTGCAAGGGAAGATTTTGGATTCTTTTGTGATTATGTAGCGGACAAACCTCCTGCACAACATCACCAAGATTGGAATCGCCATTTTGTTACCAACGAAAATAGCAGTTGCCTGTTGCGTATTGCTGGGCCGAACATTGACCTACTTGCCCCCCGTGGATCTGCTAAGTCAACAGTCTTAGGTTTGCTTACAGCATGGGCAATTGGTATTCACACACAAGCTAAACTCCCACTTCAAATTCTTTACTTGTCTTATACGGTTGATATTGCACGTTCCAAGTCAGCAACGATTAAACGCATTATTGAAAGCAAGCGGTTTCAAGAAGTTTTTCCTACTGTACGCCTTCTTAAAAACGTAACCAGTAATGAGTATTGGTCTATTGATCACAAGTTTGCAGGTATTGAAGTAACGGGTGACGAACAATTTACTCTTTGCGCTGCGGGTCTAAAAGGCTCCGTGACCTCTAAGCGTTCACATTTGGTAATGATTGATGACGCTATTAAATCTGCGGCAGACATTTCAAATCCTGACATTCGTAAAACAATGCAGGAAAACTGGAACGCGGTGATTTCACCAACCATGTTTGAAGGTGCACGAGCAATCTGCCTTGGAACACGATTCAGGCATGATGACATTCACGCCACTACTTTCAATGAGCAAAACAATTGGATGCAGATTGTTCTTTCTGCAATTATCAATGATCCCAAGACAGGGGAAGAAGAGTCGTATTGGCCTGAGATGTGGTCTTTGGACTATTTAAAAGAAAAGAAACGACAGGCACCAATTGCTTTCTCGTTCCAGTACATGAATCAAATTGTCAGGCAAAACGAGCTTTCTCTGGCACCAGAACTTATTGTTAAAGCTGAAATTGCTACGGAGTTTGACACGTTAGGAATTGGTGTTGACCTATCAGCTGGCATCAAGGAAAAAAATGACTACACCGTCATGATCCTTGGAGGACGCATTGGAGATCGTATACACATCATCGATTACCGCCGCATTCGAGTCATGGGCAATCTTGAGAAACTGGATGCATTAAAAGAATTGCTTAATGATTGGTCAGTTATTTCAAAAGACCAGAATGATAATTACTTTCCTACTTACTCAACTTGTGACATTTGGTCAGAAGCTGTCCAGTATCAAGCTTCTTTGGAGGCTGACTTCAAGCGGGTGTGTCTCAACAACGAAGGTCTTTATAATTTAATTTGGCATCCTGTCAAAGGATTCCGCGCAGATAAACTGGCACGGTTTAGGGGCATCATGGGCATGTTTGAAGATAGAAAGATTATCTTTAATCGTTTCAGGAATTTTACAAATCTTTTTGAAGAACTTACAAATTTTGGCGTAAGTGGTCACGACGATTGTGTCGACGCTCTCGTCTGGTTGGTTACAGGTTTAGCACGAAAGGGACAACTTCATCTTGATTACTAATCGTAAAATACTAGAAAGAAAGATTTAATTTAGTGGGACCCGAAGTATTAGGACTTGCTCTAACAGCGGTGATTTCTGCTGTTACAGGCGGCTCATGGGTTGCTAATAAATTAATGACTCGGCATCACGAGCGTATTGTGAACCTGTATAAAAGGTTAGATCACGTAGAAAATCAAGTGGAAAGGTTACCGCTTGAATACGTTTTAAAAACGGATTTTTTAAGAGAAATCCAAGTAATGCATGATAATTTTAAACAGATTAACAGTAAGCTTGATAAGCTTATGGAAAAGCTTTTTGAACGATGAGTTACATCCTTGAAGTTGAAGAAGATGAAAACGGTGAACCGTTTATCACGCTCCCAGAAGAAGTGCTTGAAGATCTTGGATGGGAAGCAGGAGATGTTCTTAACTGGGACGTCAAGGGAAATGGAATTATCCTTACCAAAGTTAACGATCCTGCTGGGTTTGAAATCATAGAAGAGTAGAATACACAAATACAGGAAGCGTAGACATGTATTACTCAGGCATCACTAATGTTCCAGGGGCACCCGGTAATTTATTGGCTAACCAAGGTCCCAGCACTCCTGTTAAGTTTGACGAAAGAATGAATCAACTGGTACCAACCTTGGGTGGGGGTGGGATAAAAAAAGATAGCGTACGATGGAAGAACTTACCAACGGAATTGCCACAGGCTTTTGGTATGTTTACTGACATGCAAATTGCAGGCAATCCTAGTTTTGATATTCAACAAGGACCTGGACCGTTAGGTGGTCGTTCCGAAGAGCAAATCCGTCGTTTGCAACAGAGCATCCCAGAGAACCAACAACTGCTCGAAGAGTTTCAACGCAGAGGCATTACTCCAGGTGGTGGCCCCAAGCTGCCTTTAGCTGGAACTAGCAATCTTTCTGGTGCCATTGCAAACCTGCTTCCAGGAGCCCCTGGTAACAATGCAGGTTTTTATGGCGGGCCACAGATGGGCCAGATGCCTGCGGGATTTCAATCTAAAACTGTTTACTGATGAAGACAAAAAAGCTAGTTAAAAAAGCGTTAAAAAAGCCTGAGCTTTATAGCTATGCCGAACTTGCGTACTTTAAAACTTGGCTTTGTCTCCATAAAAAGTCGAAGACTGCTAAGATCAAGAAAGCTAAATAGGCAAATAATAAATGGCTGTAGACGCTAAGGCCAGACTCAAAGACATTGTTGACTCCTACCTAGAGAAAGATGGTGGTGCATCAATTGATACGGGCATTGTCGCGTCACACCTGGCCCAGATGAAGTTGTTTGGCATCCGTCAGGGTGTTGAATTTTTTCCTGCGCAAGATAATTTTGGTAATCAACGCAAAGATTTTATTGATCGTGTAATCAAATACAATCAAATTGACATCCGCTTAGATTCGCTCTGGGATTATTTCCTTTGTGATGGCCAGGGTCTTTTTTATATTCGTCCAACTGAGAACAACTATCGTCTTTATTATTTCCGTAAGCATGAATACCGTAGTTTTTACAACGTTGACGGCGAGCTAGACGAAGTTGTGATTATCTATAGCTACAAAGTCCGTCAGGGCTTTGGCTATCAGCAAGATATTGAAACCACCAATTTAGGCGGCCAGTCGGGCATGGGGCGCGGCGGTGCAAAACGCTACATCCGTCTTTCAATTAAACGTAAAACGATTGAAGAAACTCACTCTGAAGGTGAGCTTTCATTTGATACCAACTACCAGGTAATGACTGGTAAAACCAAAACGTTTAAAAACACGCTTGGCTTTATTCCTTGCGTTGAAATTTTTAATAACCCCAAAGGATTCTCTACAGAAGGCGTTGGTGAATTTGATTCTCTAGCCAACCACATTTGTACGCATGACGATATGGTTCGTAACATGCGGAAGAACGTTCAGTTCTTTGGTAATCCAACGCTTTTGTCTTCTCGTCCCAAGACAGACCTGATGGAGTCCGGTGGCGACTCCGTGGTGCAGCGTCCGTCTATTGCGGCCAACTCAGGCTTTACAGGTAGTGGTGCATTAAGTCAATCACGGTTTAAAGCTGATCCCATTTCCCGTGGTGTTGACGGTCAAATTCGAGTTCCAAGGGTGATTGCAAACCTGGAGCCAAATGACCGAGTTGGTTATATTGTTCCGGATGCTATCTCAGGTGACCAAAATTCTTTTGCGCGTCAATACAGGGAAGAGATTCGTACTGCACTTGGAGGTGTAGACGAGTTGTCAATTTCTGCAGGCGTGACCGCAACTGAATACAAATCTTTATTTGGTCGCGTTTCTGCTACATCTAAGAAAAAAGCTAATTCTATTTACACATATGGTGTTTGCCGTTGCTTGGAGCTAATTATTTTCCAAGAAGAACGCATGTTCCGTGAGACGCTTGCGGCGGCTGCGGGCCTGGAACGTCCCTTGGAACTTCCTGAGAATTCTTCACAGGAAGACATTATGGCTTACGAAGATGCCATGAGCAGGTTTGAGGATCAAGTCAAACAGTTAATGATGGCTTGTCTCAAAACCCAGCAGATTCCACCAGGTGTTCTTGGCTTGATCCCCGATGGTGACGTGACAATGCAGTGGCGTTGGCTTGGTCCTGTTTACGAGGATTCAACGCAAGATACGCTAAACAACTCCATTGTGGTGCGAAATCTGCAAGAATTAGGTGTTGATAGCATTGAAGCACTGAAATACCTCTTCCCGTCTAAGACGGATGAAGAAAGGGCAGGGATGCTATCCGGCTTCCCATTCAGGATGGTAGGCGAACTGCAGAATGCTTATTCTCAGTTTGCTCGCCTAGTGGGGGGCATGATGCAGACCCCTCACCCGCAATCACCGGATTTACCGATGGCTGCGGATCCGAGATTGGATTTAACTCCATATCTGTATCGCACTTTAGAAGCTCTACAAAAGGAGATGAGTTATGCAGGACGCTATCGTCCAATCGATCCCACAGACGAGCCAAGCACCAGCAGCCGTCGCTCCGAGCAGCTACGTGGTGGCAGCACCACAAGCAGCACCGGCCAGCTACCAGGCAGCTCCGCAGGCTTATCAAGTGGGTATGAGCTACCCCCAAGCGGTACCTCAGGCAGCCCCCAGCTACCAATCAGCCCCTACTCAGTACGCCCCCCAATCCCAACCGGCGGCGGACTCGGCGGGGAATCCTTGGGAGTCGGCGTTCAACAAGGTGGTGAATCTGCTGAGCGCTCCAGTCCAATCCCCATTCCAGGGTCAACAGTCGCAGGCACCGACAGCGTATACCCCGGCCAATTACGGACAACCCAACAGCCAGTTTACGCCACAATCGGATCCCCTGACTTGGTCTCCCAACCAGGTATCCTCGCCCAATTATTCCCAAACCTCCTCGACTCCCTCATTGGAGCAAATCGCGGACCTGGTGGGAATGAGCCAGGAAAGCCGTCAGGTGATGGACGCGTTCGGGATCGAAGCACCGGCAGTTCTGAACAACTACGCCCTAAATCTGGAAGGGATGCTGGACAGCGCCGTCCAGTGGGGAAATCGCGCAAGTAACGCAATCACTGGTTACGCCAACTTTGCTGTTAACGAGCACCAGGAGAACCTGGCCTACAACGAGATTCTGACCAACCCCGACGTTCTTAGCGATTACACGCTGAAGTTCTTTGGTCCCGAAGGTCCTTATCCTGTGTACGAGAACGAAGCTCAACTGGAGACTCGCGGTTATCCGACCCAAGCTGTGGCACAACCTCAGATGGGCCAGTTCCCTGCACCTCCTGCAGCTGCTGCTCCCCAAGCCCCTGAAAATTTCTGGGGTGGTTTTAACGACCAAATGAATCGCGATCCTCAGAACGCATGGCGTCTTCTGAACCAAGCCCAGCCCCAAACTGTTGCAAACAAACTGTTTGTAATGGAGTGATTGTTAGTCGGTAGTTCTAGTAAATTACCGACTGCTAAAATTTATGTTAGATAAGACATGATAATGTCTGAATCTTTCACCCGTTAAAACATTTCCTGCGACACTGGAGGATAGAACAAAGTGTTTATTGATAACGATTTTCCAAAAATCCTGGGTGCGGAACTTTATCGTCCCCACCCCGCTTACATCGCTGAGATGGCCGTTGAGCCCGTAGTCGTTCACGACTTCACTCGTCAGCCTGGTCAAACCGTTCAGCTGGATCGCTACAAGTTCTGGGGAACTCCTGGTACTAAGGACAGCCGCGAGCGTATTGCCGACCAAACCATTGGTAGCGCTAACAGCCGCAACATCACCAAGGAGAAAGTCCTGGTGGTCCTTAAGGAATACACCGGTCCTGCGGACCCGGGTGATCCTACCCAGCCCAGCACCTTCAAGATTGCCCGGGAAACCCTGGTGACCGCTCAGCGCTTGCTGCTCGACACCGGCAACTTGAACATGTTCCACCAGAGCATCGGTTCTTTGACCCTGCTTGATGACTATCGTCGTTGGCGCGACCGCGTCTTCATTGACGAACTGTCAAAAGCAGAAGCAAACGGCCAAGCTTCTACAACCCAAGGCGGTTACTTCTTCCCTGGTGGTAAGACTAAAGCTGCTAACGGTTCTATTTCGTATACCAGCGCTGAGTACACCGCTGATCTTCAGCAGTTCTCTGTGCGTACCGACCTTCTGAATGTTGTTAAGGACCTGCGCAAGCGCAACGTTCCTACCTACGCTGATGGTCTGTATCGCTGTATTTGCGATCCCACATTCATGATGCACCTGCGTCGTGATCCTGACTTCCGTGAGATTGCTCGTTACGCTGGTAACCCTGGCCAAGGCATGTACATGGGTAACCCCATGATGCCTAACAACGCCAGCTTCTTCCAAGGCCCTCAGGCTGGTCAAGCCTACTTCTTGGCTGGCGAACCTGTAATGCCTACTGGCGTTCAGTTTGAAGGTGTGAAGTTCTTCGAATCGACCAACTTCCCCAACCGCACCATCAACGCTAGCTTTGACGCCAGCAGTTTTGCTCAACAAGAAATTGCCCAAGGTTACTTCTTTGGTCCTCAGGCAATCGGCGTTGGCATTGGCGGTCCTAACGCTCAAGTGCTGATCAACAATAACGATGACTTCAGCCGCTTTATCATCTTGATTTGGCAACTGTACGCTGGTTTTGAAATTCTTAACAAAGATTTCGTTACCACCGCATTCAGCTTCGTCTCTGATGACGGCATCGTTTGATAATCAACAATAACTTTAGGTAAAATAAATGACTTATTTGTCTGCTAAAAAGATTTACCCCGGTAACTGGGTAAATGCTTTAAACGGTTGGTACAAAAACACCGACGCAAACCCTGTTGACGGCACCAATGATGGCACCGTAGGCGGCCCCACTTCTGTGTTGGCCGTCCCCGGCTATCGTTATTTCCAGCAACGTGGTTACGTTCCTGTTACCGCTACATCTGGCTCTGGCCCCGTTGCCTCTGCTTCGATTATCGTTCCTTCTCCTTATCGTCAGGACGATACCCGCACTGATATCACCGGCATGGTGATCTCTGGTAACAGCACCAACACTGCTTATGTGTATCGTGCTGCTATCTCCGTGGCTTCTGGCTGGGGTGACGGTCGTGTTGCTTCTGGCGTCTATGCCGCCACTGGTAACGTGATTTCGTTCGGTCGCGACAACGCTGGTAGCCCCACCGCCGCTTCTGGCGTTGGTGAAGGCGTGATCCAGGCCAACCTTACGTCGACCGTTTCTGGTACTCAGGCTGGCGAAATTTACTTCGCTGGTGCTACCGCTGCTTATGGCACGAATCCTTTCCTGACCATCACCGGCGCAACTGGCGTTGCCCCTGGCACCGTTAACTACGCTGTTACTGCGTCTACCACCCTTAAGGTGTACGCTAAGGAGACTGCAAACTCTACCGCTACTTCCGGTGGTTTCTACATCTCCAGTGGTGATTCTGCCGCTGGTCGTGTCGGCTACCTGGTTGTGGAGGTCTGCTATGTCCAGCCCGACGTTGCTCCTCAGTACGAAGATATCGAAGCATATCTGACTAACCGCACCGTTAGCTGATTAAGCTAAACTGGGACCAGTGAATCACTCTCTGGTCCCAAATGCTTTATCAACACAAAAAAACGGGCGCTCGCGTCAAGGTTATTAGTGAGTTTGACAATGGCGATTGGTCGATGGTTGAAGACCAAGACGGTCGCCTTTTTACCGCTTACAAGACCGAACTAAGTCCCGATGAAGAGGCTACCAAAAAGGTAAAGACTCTTCAAGTAAAGGATAAGGCAGCCCAAGAGGAGCCTCGCAATTTCCCGCCTGATCACCGGCTGAATGTAAATTCAGCTACTGCCCAGATGATCGCAGATCATGTCAAGGGTATCGGCCTTAAGACAGCCCGTGAGATCAAAGATCTACAGATGTCCTTGTCGGGTGAAAGGTTTAATAATCTCGAACAGCTGAAGCAAATCAAGCGTGTTGATTGGGACTCCCTCTTAGCCGCCGACCTTATTCGGGTGTAACACTCATCTCCTTTAAATGCCCCTGGGAAACCGGGGGTTTTTTATTTTAGAATTGAAAATAAAAAGATAATGTCAGGTTATTTAAATCTTGGAACCCAAGGAGCAACCGGTGTCGCCACTGGTCCACACTTTCATTTTGGTTTGAAGAAAGATGGAAAGCAAATTCCTTTAAACATTGCACGCAAAGATATCGGACAATACCTAGAAGTACTGACACCTGGAAGCAAAAACTGGTCTCCGTTGTATGGGTCGGAACAACAAGGATTCAAATTGAATCCAGCTGGTACGGTCACAAGCGAGATGGGTCCTCGCAAGGCACCAAAAGCAGGTGCTTCTACATACCACCAAGGGATGGACATTGCATTTGCCCCTGGTACTCAGTTACGTTTTCGTGGAACCGGCTCTGTTGCCACCAACATGAATGCGGGGGCAGCCGGTAACGTTTCGTCATTACGCACTGGTCCTTACGAGTTAGATACTTTTCATCTTGACAAAGTTCCGGCGGCCGCAACTACACGTGGCACAGATCTGCCCGCAGCAGAAACGACGGTGGCCCGTGGTCAAGACACACGTACCGAAGACCTTCTAAAAGCTTTTCTCTATGGCAGGCAATCGCAAGAAAAACCGGAAAAGACCTTGGAGCAACAGTTAAAAGAACAGGTGGTAGGCGGGTTACTTTCTCAAGCTTTAAATCCATCTAGGTTTTTGTCTTCTTATGCAACAAACGATCCTTTTCTTAGTGGTCGCTCAGCCGCAAGTGGGGATTACTTCCAAGGAATCTTTGGTTGATTACTTGCTTTTATAATTGAAAGATAAGGAGACATAGAAGTGCAGCTGTCGGATTTCGACAAGAGCAGAGTTAGGTACCATTTGGGGTACTTTACTGTGTCTGTCCCAGCGGGCGACTACGCCCGTCTGGAAGAAGGAATGAATACCATTCCGGATTCATACTTCTATGACAAGATCGCTATCCAAATTGGGCGCTGTGATACCGCAGAGAAAAAAACTGAGGTAGCAACTTCGCCTTCTACTAGGATTGAGAACATCGCTGGTGACGTTGATCGTACTATTCGATCAAGTAATGCCAGGGAGGCGCTCAAGGTTTGGGACGAGATTTATCTTTACGAAACCAACCGTCTTGCCGGTATCCTTTACGTACCTAACTACAAGGATCCGTACCAAGCTCGTTACCGTTATGAGCGCTCTGGCGC